GGGGTTGGTTTTTACTCGTTGAACCGTTCAAGATTTCTCTTTCGCGATTGCCCGAAACCGGATCGCATCAACCATCAACGCGGCCCGGATCCCCGAGAGGAGGATTGCCCGGATATGTCGGAGAGGGTGGGAGCCCGGGGCCGGCCAGGAAAGGAGGAGTAGGAACCTGGTTCTCGGCCCCCGGGCGCCCTGGGGCGTATCAGCCGCCCGACGAGAGAACTTCATTGAGTCGCGTCACTTCCTTCACGGCCTCGTCGTGCCGCGGGTGACGCTTGTTGAAGTAGGCCTCGTTGAGCGGGTTTTGCTTGTTCGTTAAAATGTCCTGCTTCTTCACCTTCGCGTCGCCGGCGTTCATGTCGAAGCTCGGCCGCTCGCCGCGCACCAGGGAGCTCTCGCGCATCGAGGCCCCGATCTGCGCCAGGAGCCCCGTAATCAGCGGGTCGTTTCCGTACTTCTCGGAGATCAGCGAAATCTCCTCCGGAGAGCCGCCAAAGGTCTTGAGGACGCGGTTGGCGACGTCGACCATCTCGTCGGCCTTCGCCCCGAACCGCTCGCGCATGGCTGCGACGCCGGCCTCGTAGGCCTTCTCGGCGCCCGCCGTGAATCCCTGGTAGTCCTTGAGGACCTCGCCCATGTGCCAATCAATGAGCTTCTGGACCTGGCCGGGCAAAAGCCCGACCTCGTGGGCGAGCTTCTTGAAGCCCTTGAGGCGCTCCTCGTTGATCTCGATCCCCTCCGGAATCTTCTCTTTGGCCGGGAGCTTGACCTGGTAGCCGTCGGGATCTTTCGGCCGGCCGAGCTTGTCGAAAACCTGGCTCCAATACTCCGGCGTATCGTTCTTCCCGGCCGGCAGAGCGATCTTCTCGGCCCCGATCATGCTCTGCGCGGAAATGTAGCCCTTCACGAGTGAAGGAAAGTCCTTGATGCTCGCGAGGCTCGGGTCCTGGGCGAGCTCGGCCGGGATCATCTCCCGCCAGTTCGCGCCCTGCGTTGCCCCCTGGGTCGTCCCCTGGGCGCCCTGCTGTCCTTCGCCGCTTCCGGATTGCCCGGCAGTTCCGGATCCGTTACTCATGCTTTACGACCTCCTTGATGATGTTATTATCCGCATCCTGGACCATGCCGAGGATGTATAGGACGACGTTCCTGCTGCCCTCGAGGAAAAGCGCCTCCTGGGGATCCCCGCGATAAGTGGGGTCGAGGAAACAAAATTGATTCGCCAGGTCGTCCAGGACGAGCTTGCCGGCGTCGCCGGAGAAAACGTCCCGGTAGGCCCGGATGACCTGTTTCTTCCGGATGTCCGGGTCCTTGTGCAGTTGGCCGAGCCAAGTAAAGATCCGGCGGAATTCCATCCCTCACCCCCACCAGGCCCAGGCGATCAGCGTCCAAAGGACGACGCTCGCCAGGGCGCCCAGGAGAATTCCCCTGGCCGGCGCGAGATCCTCGTAAAGGTTCACGCCCTCGATCCGACCGATCTCCGGGACCGGGTTGTCCGCCGCCGTCCGGCCGTCGTAGTTACTGAGCTCCTGCACTTGCCTTCCCTCCTTGAATGACCTGGTCCAGGAGCGAGCCGTCCTCGACCTTCTTCTCGACCGGAACCGCGGCCGCCAGGTCCCTCATGCCCTGCTCTTGCGCCGCCTTTGCGGCCGCCGCCTGGCGCTCCTCCCGGATCTTCCGGACCTCGCTCTCGGGCCGGAGCCATTCCTGGGGCGTCCCGTAGCGCTCCGCAACCCCGCGGGTGATCTTGTCCATGTCGTAGACGTCCCAGGCGCTCGGATCCTGCGTGGCCTGAACGACGCTACCCGTGAACATCAAAGCCCCCTGGGCAGCCTTCGTCTCGAAGGCCCTCATGGCCATCGCGAGCTTGCTGATGTAGTCAACCTCGATCCCCTGGTCGCGGAGCTCCTCCGGGACCGGCGCCAGGTAGCCGGCGCGGTAGAGAATCCAAAAGACCCGCGAAAGGAGCGGATCGTAGAGCTCGACCTGGAGGCGCCCCAGGGCCGGCCCCAGGAGCGCGAGTTTCTCCTCGGCGAGCTCGAGGACCTCGGTTGCCGTCATGTTCTTGTCGCGCGAGGCCAGGAGCGTGAACAGGTCGACGAAAAAGCAATCGTTGATCGCCTGGCGCCGTTGGTTCTCGTACTCGAGATTGACCTGGATCCGATCCGGGACGTAGAGCGGCCGCGGACCTTCCCCGGGACCGGGCTTGTAGTAGTTGAGCCCTCCGGGCGTGAGGCGCATCGGCGAGAGCCTCATTTCGTCCGGGACCAGGAGCGGCGGGTCCGCGATCTTCTGCATGGCCTTGATATCGGTCTTGCTCATCTCGTTGAGCATCTTGGTATCGGCCAGGGCGTCCATGCCGGGGCCGCGGCCGTAGACCTCCTCGGAGTCACGGAGCCATCGCGGGGTCATGTAGGGCATCTCGAGATATCCGCCGACCTCGAGGACGTTCTTCGATTCCCGCTCGACGTAGACCGAGGCGATGGGCATGTTTTCGCGGCCCCACTTGAGCCGGCGGATCTTGCTCCGCTTGTCGTAGAATAGCTCGACGTCCTGGCGAGGAAACACCGCGTGGATCACGTCGTGCTTTTCATCCGGGTTCTTCGTGGCCTGATCCTGGATCTTCTTCGAGGCCCTCTTCCCCCAGGTCTGGACGATCTGCCGGACCGTGTAGGGCTCGAGGCGATAGACCGCGTCAACGACGCCCTCGGCGTTTTCGTCCAGACAGATCCGGCCGATATTGAACGTGACGAAGTTGAGCGGCCGCCGGGTCCCCTCCATGACGTAGATGTTCCCCGTACCGGCCCATCCGAGATCCGTGTAGACCTCGTGAATCGCCATGCCGAAGTTCGAGGAGTTCATCGCATCGCGCATCCGCTGAGACGTATCGCGGAGCCAGGCCTTGACCTGCGGCATCCGGGCCAGGGCCTTGTCCTTCGTCGTGAGCTCGAACCAGGGCGCCCCGGGGCTCGTCATGTGGCCATAGAGGCCGTTGGCGAAGATCCGGAGGGCCTTCGTGGCCGTCCCGTCGAAGATCCTGGAGCTCCGCTTTGCGCCGAGGGTCCCCTGGGTTATGACCGTGGCCTTGACCGGGATCGCGAATTCCGCGATCTCCTGGATATGGGCCTTGTAGGTCCCCTTCTCGGCGTCGAGCTTCTCGAACCGGCGGACGATATCCTCGCCGCTGTTTTGCATGGCCGCCTCTCCGTTATTCCCCCAAAAGTTTCTTCTTCACCGTACTTGCCGTTTCCTGCACGCCCTGGGCGCTCGTGAGCATGGTCCGGGTCTTTTTCCTGGCCTTCGCCGCCAGGACCCGGAGTCGCTCGTTCTGCGCCTCGCTCGATTCGCTCGCCGATTCACCGGGGCCGGCCGGCTCGGCCGGGGGCTTCGGCGGAGTCTCCGGCGGAGTCTCCGGCGGCGTGTACGTCACTGCCGGGATCTCCGGCATCTGCGGCGTGAGGATCCCGCCAATGCCGCTCACGATATCCCCCGCCTTCTCTCCGAGCCATTCAAAGGGTTTCGTAATGGTCCTTACGACACTTCCCATGATCCTTGACCTCCTATCGTCCGAATGGGTTATAGTCGGTGATCGCCTGGCCACCATAGCCGCGAGGCGCCTCGTATCCGAACGGGTCGTAATCGGTCTGCGCGAAGGCCGGCGCCCGATTCCCCGCGTCGCCGAACACAAATGCCGGCTGATAGACGGAAACGCGCTCCAGGGCGAGCAGAAGGTAAGCCGTCGCGTGGCGGTAGTGGTCCGGGCCGACCTGCTTGTATTCGTAGGCCTTCGAGCCGTCCTTGTTCTCGACCAGGACCTTGACCAGGTTGCACATCTCCAGGACGTATTGCTCGAGCTCCTGGGAGCGCCGCGGAAGGATGAACCGGCCCGAGGTCGTGGCGGCCGTGTGGACGCGGTCCAGGATCTCCGTCCGGTTTATGACGACCTGGCGCTCGTCCAGGTTCCAACGGGCGTCGCCCCGCTGATGGACCTGGTAGTCGCACAGAAAGACCGGGAAGGCTTGGCCGCGTTGAAATTCCCGGGCCTTGTGGATCTCGGGCTCCATGTCGATCACGCAACAATCGACGGCGAAGCGGATCCCCAGGTCGCGCAGCTCGTTCCATTCCTTATGGCGGCCGGCGTAGCAGATCTTGACGACGCCCGGGGCCGGCTTGTAGCCGATAACGACGTGGAGCCAGGAGCCGACGTCGACGCCCATCGCGGCCGGCCCAGGGTGGCGCGTGTCCATCGGATCCGCGCTCGTGCAAGCCCATAGATCCGAGGGTTTGATCCGGTTGGCCGCGTCGACGTAGGCCATCGCGAGCTTCGAGTTGTAAAAGACCTGGCGCTCGCCGGGCGTGAGCTCCGAGATCCGCTCGTACTCGTTGAGGATGACCGTCGGGTCGACGTACAGGGAATTGAGTTGGGAGATCCAATAGCCGCGGAGGTCCTTCACGGTGGGAGCCTGGGCGATCCATTCACCGTCGCGCGGGAAGATCTCGGCCCCGCACCGGACGCACGACCGGAAAGCGGAACCGTCACGGCGTCGAGAGAGGCATTTGGGGAATTCAAGCTCGAGGATGGTCCGCGTGTTGCAGGAACGGCAAAGGATCGCCCAGGCCATCTGGTCGGATTTTTTATAGTCAGCGTCCACGCCATAGTCCGGGATCGTCGGCGTGGAGAGCTTCTCGATCTCCTTGACCGTAGAGTGGGCGACGCGCTCGGTGGCCAGGGCAACCATCGACGGGTCCATTTCGTCGTACTCATCCTCGACAATCCGATCGACCGGGATCGATTTGAGCTTGCTCGAGGAGGAGGCGAGGCCCTGGATCCGTTGGGTTGCCCTGGCGCCGCGGAGGTAGAGCATGGCGGAATTGATCCGCTTGATGTTGGCCGCGTCCGTGGCCTGGACAAAGGCGCCGATCGCCTCCGGGTTCGAGTCGATCAGCGTATTGAACCGGGCCTTTGAGAAATCCGTAACGTCGTCGGAGGTCGGGAAAAGATGGAGGACGCCCTGGCGATACCGCTTGTGAATCATGCCGTGAAGGGTCTTGAGGACGGACTTCTCGGTCCATCCCATCTGCGAGCCCTTCTTCGCGACCTGGTGCGGGTGCGTGTCGCGGAGCGGCGCCGCGAGGTACTCGTGGGCCTCGTGGGCAAACGGGCCGCTCTGGAGCATGATCCGCGAGGCCTGGGTCCAGAACCAGGCATCAACGACCTTTGCGCGCTCCAGGTCGATCCTTGCGCTTTCCGCGGCCTTTTTTGCCGGCCGCTTTGCCGCGCTTCGCGTTTTTTTCGTTGAGGCGTCTTTCATAGTCCCTTGTCACGGCCAGGAGGAGCTCGCGCTCGTCCGCCGGGATCTCGTCGTAGTTGATCGGGCCGCCGCCCGGCCCCGAGAGCTCGAGGCGCTCCTTGTAGAGCCCCAGGAGCTTCTGCGCATCCTCTCGGGCCTCGACCTGGGTCGAGATCGCGTCGACGTCGATCGCGATAACCGTTTCGTCCGAGCTCGAGGCCAGGATCCGGTAAGCCTTCTCGCCGGCTGGCGCCGGGAGATCCTGGCCGTTGAGCCTAGCGGCTTCGCGCTCCAGGTACTCGGCCCAATCAAAGACGGCGCCCTTGACCTTGAGGATCTTGGTTTCCTTGCGGTCCAGGTCCCGGCGAAGGCGCCGGGCGAGCTCGTCTAACGTGATCCCGTGCTGTGAGAGAGCATCGGTCACGGGATCCGCGAGAGCCTTGTCGATCGCGGCTTTCGTGACCCTTTTCCCGTTCATGCTAAGTACTTGATATCAAAAAGAAATCACCCCTGCAAAGTGCAATGTATCCGTGCATCGCAGGGGTGAAACAGAGAAGTGCATCTGGAGAGTGAAAAAAAATATTTTTTCGATCTAATGATTTCGCATAGTTACGGCGTTTTTACTGGTGCGGAGTGCAAAATATTTTTAGGTTGTCTCCTTTCGTTCGCTGAATTTTTCTCTCATGAAGGCGAGAAGAAGAACGTCGTAGGAAAAGGCGACGCGGCGCCTGGCTCGTCCTTTTCGCTTGTAGAGCAGGACGCCGGCGTCCTCGAGCTCGGGTTTCATTGCGATCGCGGTCCGCCGTGAAACGCCCATGAATTGAGCCAGGGCGTCCCATCCTTGAAGAATTTGAGCCATGATTGCCATACCTCCGCCTCCTCCTGGGTTGTGGGTCTAATCTTCGGCGCCCTTGTCATGTTGAGCCGGAGATTTTGGCCGGCGCGATATAACCTCGATTCCCTTCTCGTTGCGGTTCCCGATCTTGCGGTCGATGAATACGCGCTCCTGGTTCTTGTCCTTCTTGTCGTCCATTGGCTTTACCTCCTCGTGTTAGTTTGTCCAGGGTCCAGAGCTCGCCCTGGGTCCTGGAGAGTTCGCGGGAAAAGTAGCCGTTGACGTTTCGTTGGGCCTCCTCGAGGTCCTGGATCTTCTTCTCGAGCTCGGCGATCTGCGCCGTGGCGCCGGCGCGGAAGGTGTAGAAGTGAACAGCGCCAGCAATGGAAAAGATCAGGATCAGGCAGAAGGCCAGTATGGTTGCGACGAGCGTTTGCTCGAGCTTGTCCAGGGTGTATTTCACTTTACCCTCCGAATTTTCGTTTGTTCTTTGATGGATTCGATACAGGCCGCTGGACAAGTTACCATGATCCGGACCGGGATCCGGAGGATCCGATAGCCTAGCCTGGCGTCATTCCTGAACAGCTCCGTTGCTATCATCTCCACGTTGGCATCCGTCATGCGCCAGCCCGTAGCCTGGTAGAAGTAGGCCGGATGAGAAACCATGTATAATACCCATGCGCGCAAGGTTGATCGGCTTTGAATGTCAGCGTTTTCCATGGTCCCCCTTTAGTGGGGGCTGCGTCGGCATCACAGCCCCCGTCCCGTGTCGTTTGTCCCGGTAATCTCCTATTTTTATTTGCCGATTAGTTTCAGCCCTTCGCTAAACCCAATCCGCGCAATCTGCGGTTTCACGTCGTATCCCATGGCCTCGTTCCTAATTTCATGCTCCCCCGGCAGATACTCGGGATGCTTCCCGTGGCGCGGATTCTCTGCTAGGACTTGATATAGTCTTTCAAATTCTTTCTGCTTCCACTTCTCTTCTGCTACTGACATGAGCGCGAACTGAGGCCAGCCACCCATTGACTGAATAACGGAATGAATCGCGGGATCGGAGAATTTCACGCTCTGATAATTCCCGAACCTCTTAACGGCTCCCAGGGCTTCAAGCCATGCGTTTATTGCTCGTTCCTCTCCGGTTCCGCGCAGCATCGACACCATCTCCGCAGGCTTCGGAAAAAACTTCAATTCAATGACGATGCGCTTGAATATAGTCAGGCACTCCGAATCATCGAATGGCTCAAGGATGCGCCAATAGACCTCAAGCAGAGAATCAGACAGCTGCTTGTCGAACACTTCACCTATCGTCGCCATGTTCACCAGAAATAGCTTCCTGTCCTTCATGCTTCTCTAACCACCTCTTTCCCGCTTCTAGGGTTTGCCGTGTTTTGTCCGATACGCCCTGTGTCTTTGGGGGTACTTCGTTCAGGTAGGATTCGAACTTGGTTCCAAACAATGTCTGCGGCCTCAGATAGTCCACCATCTTGGAATCATGAAGCCACTTGGCGCACTTGTTATCTATAACCCGCTTGCAGTCCTCAACCGTATGGCCTTCTGCTAATCGGGCATTGATGTGACTTGCCGTGTTTTTTGATTTTGCTTTGAAGTTTTTTCCGGTCTTTTGGTTCAGGTAGGAAACGATCTCGACAATATCTTTATTGTCTTTTGTAAGAGTGTCTTTTGTAAGAGTGTCTTTTGTGGGTATCTCTTTAGATGACACCCGAGTCATCTCTTTAGATGACAACCCATCATCTCTATTGATGACAGTCATCTTTTTAGATGACACATCCCACTTCTCCCAATTCTTTTGAAATCCATATGTTATGTGATTGCTGTCATCTTTATTGATGACAATCATCTTTTTAGATGACAGGCTCTTGATTGCGCGGTGAACCAATCTCCTGTCCAGTCCGGTACACATGGAGAATTGAGATAGGCTTATCCAGTCCTCTTTCTTGTTCCATCCGTAGGTCTTGCGGAATATGAACCATAGGATTCTTGATTCGTATGCAGACAGGTTCACCTTCATTAAGGCTTCCGCTATCTCGTTTGCGATGTCTATATGTCCGTTTTCAGCTTGTGGATTTGCCATTGAACCATCGGTGAATCGTCTGAATAGCGGTGCCGTCCTTTACCTGCTTGGGGGTGAAGCGAAGCAGGGACCAGCCGGCCAGTGTAAGCTCGTTGTATTTTTCGAGATCGCCGAGAAACCCCCTGCCCCTGGTGTGCCGGCCGTTGATCCAAACCCCGCCCTCGATCTCGACGGCGAGGCGGAAATCAGGCCATGCGTAATCGAGCCGCCACCTGCGCGCAGGATGGAAGCGGTACTCCCGGACCGGCTCGGGGATGTCCAGGCATCGGATTATCGCAGCCAGGTCGCCGAATCCCTTCATTCCTTCCCCTCTCTGAGGATCTGCTGAAGGAGCCGCACGATCTTGACGGCCTCATCGTCGGCGCGTGAGGCCACCACGAGCCAGAACCAGCAGACGAAACTCAGGATGATCCACGCCATGCACAGGCTCCAGGGGTGGGAGAGGATGAAGTCAATCATGGGAAACCTCGCACTTCCTGCACTTGCTCAGCGCCAGCCATTCATCGCTCAATACCGGCCGCACGCCGAGCTTGGTTGTTTTTTTGGCTTTCATCGCCC